TTTCCGCAGCGATTGATGGAATGGTCGAACAGACGTTTAGTTTCACAGGGTCGGGCGCTTTAACCTGGGCCGCCGTTTCCTAACCAGTTTAGCGGCTAGGGCTTTGGCCTGAAACAGCGTTTTCCCCGATGCGTTCGCCGCTAATTAATCGGGGGTTTTAAATAATCGGGGAATTTTATGAGTAATATTTTAGAAGTCGCAAAGACGCAATTTAGGGACCGCATGAGCGGTAAATTGCAATTTTCCAACGTGCCCGAATGGGTAGTGGATGGAAAAGAAACCGTCATTTATTACAAACCGTCAATGAATTTTAAAGACCAGGGCGAAGTCTTAAAATTGCATGGTGAGGGTAAACAAGCCGAAGCCGTAGCAATGACTTTTATTTTACGAGCCATGGACCAGGACGGCAAAAAATTATTTACGCGCAGCAACCTGACCGAACTAATGAGACAGATTGACCCGGACATAATCAGCCGGGTGGTTTCAGAAATGGGCGGCGACGATGTGGATTTTGAAGATGCAGCACGGGAATAGCGAAAGACCATGATTTGCGTTTTGCCTTAATTTTGGCCGAACACCTTCACAAGAGTTTGGAGGAAATCATGGTCTTATCCACCGACGAAATAATGCTTTGGGCAAAATACCTGGAATTGAAAAATGGCAAATAAAGACATAAAAATTCAGATAAAGGCGGTCAACAAAACCCGCCGGGCTTTTATGGCTGTTACCGCTGGCCTTGGTGGTATTGCCAAAGCCGCATTTTCAATGAAAACCGCCATTGGTTTGGCGGCCGGTGCCCTGGGTATTGGTTTCTTAATAAAACGCTCGATGGATGCCACCGACGAACTGGCCAAAACAGCCAGGGCGATTGGTTTGTCTGTTACTGAATTGCAGCGGTTCCAATATGCCGCCGAATTGGGCGGCGTGGAATCAAAGGCTTTAAATAAGGCCATGCAAAAACTGGCCATTAATATCAGCGACGTGGCCGGCGGTACGGGTGAAGCAAAGGACGCATTCGAGCGTTATGGAATATCTGCCAAAAATGCCGATGGTTCAACCAGGAGCGTTTCCGATGTGATGGGCCAGGCGGCAACCGCCCTGGAAGGAATGACGAATAAAACCGACCGCGCATCATTTGTTTATGACCTATTCGGTGCCAGGGGTGCGAAGGTTATTAACATGCTCCAAGACGGAAAGGCCGCCATGGAAGCCATGAAAGCCGAGGCCGATAGATTAGGCCTGGTAATGTCGGGCGCTCTGATACAAGGCGTCGAAGATGCGAACGACGCGATTTTGCGTTTAACCAGCTACCTGGGGAATGTGTTTAACCGGGTGGTTGCTTCCCTGGCTCCAATAATCACCGAAGCGACCGACGCTTTGCGTAATTTTGTCGAGATGAAAATTAACGATTCTGGCGGTATAGCCCAGTTTTCGCGTGACATTGCCGTAAATATAGTAAAAGCCGCCCGGTCAATTGTTAAAGCATTTGGTGCAATAACTAACTCCATTATCAGTTTTTCTAACGCCATTGGCAGCGTCGAAAATGTCTACGAAAAATTGTTCGGTGACAAACAAACAATCACACAAATTGAGGCATCAATTGCCAGCACCGTTGAGCAACTTGAAATGCTCAAAAATATGAGCAAAGGAAATGATGCTTTAATAGCAGCACAAGCCCCACAAGTCAGAGAACTAGAATTAACAATATTAACGCTCAGAGAATTAATAGCGACCGGGCACGTTTTAGAGACTAATCCAATAACGCCTAAAGTTGATGTTTCTGGCACGATAAAAACGCTCGATAATTTGGAAGCCAGGTTATCTAAAATAACTGATAGCAATGTTAGTGGTGATGTGACCACAACCAAAACAACCTTGGTCGATGTGACCGCCACAACCGGCAAAGAAAGATTTGCACGCGAATTTGAATTTCAATTGGACCATGACCGACGAATGCTTGAGTTAAACAGGAATCGTTTGGACGCTGAAAATGCAGATAAAAGCGCAGCGTATGGGGTAGCGTTTGAGATGCAAAGGAAATCGTCACGAATGCTGGAAACCTCACGCAGAAAAGATGCAGACGATTTACGCGACGAGGGGCGGGGCGCTCTTGCATCATTGAGCAGCCATTACAAAGCGGCGTTTGCTTTGAATAAATCCTTTGCATTAAAAGACGCAATAATTAATACATACAACGGCGTTGCCAAAGCGTTAAATAATCCATTCCCTTTAAATCTAGGGTTTGCAGCAATTGCCCTGGCGAATGGCATGGCCCAGGTTGCAGCGATTCGCTCCACTCAATTCCGGGCAAATGGTGGACCCATGAGCGCCGGCAGCCCATATATTGTGGGTGAGCGTGGACCCGAATTAGTGGTGCCCAACCAGGCTGCAAACGTCGTGCCCAATGACCAAATGGGTGGGGGGAATTTCACCATCAATATTTCGGCAAATGACACCGAAGGTTTCGACCAGCTATTAAACAAACGTCGAGCCACAATAATGAATATCATCAATCAGTCTCTTAACGATCGCGGGAGGCCGGCGCTAGCATGACCTATCCAACAAGCCCAAAATTTAACGCTATAAATTTACAATCAGAAAGCCCGACTTTGTTTTCTGAAACCGTGAGCGGTCGGATGCAAAGCCGCAAAATTGGCGGTCAGAAATGGACCTTTACCGCAACCTACCCACCATTAACCAGGAGCGAATTTAACCCGGTGTTTGCGTATACAGTTTCGCAAAATGGCCGTCATGGCGTTTTCACGGTAACACCGACAGAAATAAGCACTAGCAGCGGAAATCCCAGTGGCACGGTGACGTGTGCAGCGGCCGCCCTAGGAATTAAGTCGGTCACAATTGCGGGGCTTACAGGTGCCCTAAAAGCCGGTGATGTGGTTAAGTTCTCAGGGCATAGCAAAGTGTATATGTTGACCGCCGACCGCTCTGGTAATGGTGCAATGACCTTTACGCCAGGGCTAGTGGTAGCGGTCACAACGTCGGATACAGTTACTTATTCAAACGTGCCGTTTACGGTTCGCCTGGCAAATGATGTGCAAGGGTATCAGTTCGGCGCTGGTAATTTCTTTAAATACGAAGTTGATTTTATCGAGGCTTTGTCTTGAGCCGGGTTATTAATTCTGCGGTAATCGCAGAACTGGCCAAAGATTCATTTAATATGGCTCATTTGGTGAGCATTGATTTTAGTACCCCAGTTTATTTAACAGAAAATTCAACCGACCTGGTTTACTCTGGTAATACTTACACATCTAGCAGCGCGTTAAAGGGAATTTCAAATATAACCGAAACGTCAGAGGTGCAAGTCGGGTCGGTGGGCATAACTTTGTCAGGTGTAAATCAAGAGTTTATCGCCATTCTATTAAATCAAAACTATATCGACCGAGAAGTAAAAATATTCATGGTCGTGCTAAATGCTGGCAACGGGATTATTGGCGACCCGGTTTTGATTTATGACGGCAGGGTCCAAAGTTTTACTATTAACGATTCAGAAACTGGCAGCCAGATTTTATTGACCGCCTCATCTCATTGGGCCGATTTTGAAAAGAAATCCGGGCGTCGAACAAACACCAATAGCCAGGCTTTATTTTTTAACCAGGACAAAGGTTTTGAGTTTTCGCCAAATACGCAAAAAAGTTTAAAATGGGGTCGGGCGTAATGGGTTGGTTTAGTGATTTCTTTAGTGACCCAATAGGGACCATTGGCAAAATTGGCCAGGGCATTATTGATGTCGTCGTTGATACGATTGGCGACGTAGTAGAATGGTTTGTTGACGTACCCGACATGGATGTTGTTGAAGCACAATATCAAGGTGGCCTGGTCAACAAACAAAGCACGGTTGCCGCAATACCTTTGGTTTATGGCCAGCGTAAAATCGGAGGCACAAGGGTTTTTGTAGCAACCAGCGGGTCCGATAATACATATTTATACATTATCCTGGCTATATCAGAGGGCGAATGTCATAGCATTGGCGACGTGTATGTTAACGACGTTTTAAGCACGGATTCTAAATATTCCGGATTATTAACGCTGACCAAATACACTGGCACGGATACCCAAGTGGCAGATTCGACATTTGTTAACGCAAATATTGGATGGACCGCGCAGCATAAATTATCAGGCGTGGCCTACATTGCCGCCAGGATAAAGTGGGACCAGGACGTTTTTGGAGGTATCCCCACTATCCATGCAATCGTCCAGGGTATCAAAGTGTTTGACCCGCGCACGTCGGCAACCGCCACCCTGGCAAACAGCGCAAACCCGGCATTGTGTTTGCGGGATTATTTGACTAATGCCAGGTATGGCAAAGGCTTAACGTCAGCGGCAATTAATGACGCGTCATTTATAATAGCAGCCAACAAATGTGATGCCCTGGTTAGCCCTTATTCTGGTGCTGGAAACCAAAAAATCTTCCAATGTAATGGCATTATCGATACCAACAAAACGCTAATTAATAATGTTAAATCATTGTTATCAGGTATGCGCGGCTTAATGCCGTATCAGCAGGGACAATATAGCCTAGTAATTGAAGATGAGGGAAACCCATCTTTTGCGTTTAATGAGTCGCATATTATCGGCGGTATTTCGATTCGCTCAGAATCTAAGAAAACCAAATTCAACCGAATAATAGCCACTTTCCCGGACCCGAGTGCCAATTGGCAAATGAACCAAATCGAATACCCGGTGGCTGGTAGTACGGAAGAATCTGGGTATTTAGCACAAGATGGTGGCATTGAATTAAGCAAAAATATGGATTTGCCAACAACGACCAATATATATGCCGCCCAAGACATTGCAGAAATTGCGCTAAAACGATCGCGTGATGGTTTGTCGGTATCGTTTAAATCAACCAGCGAGGCTTTAAATGTAGCAGTTGGTGACATTGTTTCGGTGACACATTCGACCCCCGCATTTATTGCCAAACAATTCAGATGCCAACGATTAATTTTAAATTCAGATGGCACGGTTAATGTTTCGTTATTAGAGCATCAAAACAACATTTATCCCTGGGCAAGCAAAACCGAGCAAGCCAGCAGCCCGGACACTAATTTACCTAACCCGTTTGTTGTCGCTTCACCTTTGCCGGACAACATAACCGAGGAGTTATACACCACCGTAAATTCTGTGGGCACTCGATCAAGGGCGACGTTTAATTGGAACGCGCCCCAGGATGCGTTTGTGGTTAATTACGAGGCTGAATATAAACTGACCGCATCGTCGGCGTATACATTCATTGGATTGACCAGCGCATTAAGCGCAAGCATTGATGATATTCCCGCTGGAACATACGATTTTAGAGTCAGAGCCATTAACGTATCGGGTGCAAAGTCTAGCTTTGCTGATTTAAATAATAAAACTATATCAGGATTAACCGCCGTACCTGGTGACATTAATAACTTCTCCATTCGTGCCCTGGACGGTCAATGCCATTTAACCTGGTCCCGCGTTTTAGACCTTGACGTGATAAATGGTGGTTATGTTCGTATTCGTCATAGTTCATTGGTCGCAAACTCAACCTGGGAAGATGGGCAAGACATTGGCGAGGCAATTGCCGGCAGTCAGACAGCAGCCGTTTTGCCATTATTGGCCGGCACATACATGGCCAAAGCCGTGGACGAGGGTGGGCGCTTTAGCACTAACGCAAAAATTGCCGTGACAACGGTGCCCAATATTGTCGATTTCAATGCCGTTTTGACAACCACTGAAAACCCATCTTTTGGCGGCGTAAAAGATAATATGTTAGTCGCAAATAATATATTAAAACTAGATTTGGGACCGCGTTTTTTATTAACTGAGGCCAGCGATTTTTTGATTGCAGAGGATGGAAGAAAGTTAGCGCGCGAAGTTGGTGAGGCTGGTGTAGTTGAATCAAGTGGCTCTTATTATTTTGCAAATTCCGTGGACCTTGGACAAACCTATACCAGCCGTTTGACTGCCAAATTAGCGTCGGCCGTTTCGCTTGTTTCAGATTTGGTTGATTATCGCACCGCGAATATTGATACCTGGCAGAATTTCGACGGCGCAAGTTCAGACGCAATTACAGCGGTTTTACAGCTTAGAACGACACAAAACAATCCGGCATCAAATCCAACCTGGACAGATTGGGCACCCTTTTTGGTGGGAGACTATCACGCCAGGGGCTTTGAGTTTAGGGTAATTGTTACCAATACAGATTCAACCTATAACATCAATATAACGGCCCTGGCGGTGACAATAGATATGCCAGACCGTATTGAAAAAGAAAGTGATTTTTCAGTCGCGGCAAACAGTACCGCCGTTTCATTTGGCAGCAATTTTAAAGCGGTCCCCGTCATTGGCGTGACGATGAACGATTCAAATAGCGGCGATTATTTCAGAGTAACCAGCAAAGCCAGGACAGGTTTTACGGTCCAGTGCTTTAATTCATCAAATAATGGGATTGTCAGATCAATAAATTGGCAAGCCGTCGGTTTTGGAAAAGAGGCAGCATAATGGCACAACACGATTATGACATAGCAAACGGGACCGGCGCAGCGGTCAGGACGGACATTAACAACGTCCTAGACGCGGTGGTCAGCAATAATAGCGGGAGCAATTCGCCTGGTACTACTTTTTCATATCAGCAGTGGGCAGATACAACCGCAGGTCTTTTAAAGATCAGAAACGGCGCAAACAATGCCTGGGTGACAGTGGGCACATTAGACGCTGCAAACCTGGGCCTGGCGAAATTAGCCAGCCCGGCCTTAACGGGCAATCCGACAGCCCCAACACCATCCAATGGTGATAATGACACCTCAATCGCTACAACCGCCTTTGTAAAAACTTTAGTTGATTCGGCAGTGGCAACGGCAGTGGGTAATTTGACAGACGCAATGATGCCACAGGGGTCAGTTTTGCAAGTCAAAACTTTTAGTTCAATTACGGCAGAACATACTCAATCAACTTCTTATGTTGGTTCGGCCTTAACGGGTGCAATTACGCCCTCAAGTTCATCAAATAAAATATTAATAGTGGCTAATATCACAGTTCAAAATTCCTACAACATCGCTGGAGGGCCAGTGAATATAACCGCATATAGGGGGGCAGGAGCAGGAGCGAATCTTAGTGGAACTAATCTTGCAACTTTTGCAAACTCACAACTTGGCCCATCATTTGGTGTATATGACCCAATTGGAGGTACAAACTCAGGCGGTGATCGTTGGGGTCAATTAAGCATTAATACTCTTGATTCACCGAACAGCAGTTCAGCCGTTAATTATACGATTGCATTTAGAAATCAATATTCAAATCGTAGAGCGTCAATTGGCGGAAATACATCGTTTCCAGCAATGTCAACAATGACACTAATGGAAATTAAGGGGTAATTTATGGCAGACGTAAAGATTAGCGAATTACCAGCATTAACGTCGATTAGCGGTGCTGATGAATTTGTTGTTAATGATGGTGGCACAACAAAAAAGATTACATCGACAAATTTGCTAGGCGGTTTTGTCACTAAAACAGGGACAAATGGGGCGGCAAATATACCTACGGGAACCACTGCGCAGCGACCTTCTGCGGCAGTTGGTTTATTACGCCATAACTCTACTCTAAACCAGTTTGAAGGATATAACGATGGAGAGTGGGGCGCGATTGGTGGTGGAGGGCCGAGCCTTGGTACTGACTCAATCATACGAACCAATGCCCAAGTCATAAACGAGAACATAACAATTCCAGCTAATACCAACGGCAGCACCATTGGAGATATTACTGTAAATGCTGGAAAAACGGTAACAATCACAAACGGCTCAACATGGGTGATTCTATGAGTTTAATTAAGTCAAATAACATAACCAATGTCGCAGGTGGCATACCAACAGTGAAGGGTCAGCAGTTAATACCTTCGGCTTGGGTTAGCTTTAATGGTACTGGTGGTACAGCAATACGAGGGAGCGAAAACGTAAGTAGTTTAACCGATAATGCACAAGGAAAATTTACTATAAACTTCTCTACTGCTATGGCTAACATTAACTATTCATTTTCTGGCTCCATGTCTTCTGCTCCCGATGACACTGCTAGAGGGCCGTCAGGGATATGTCCAAACAAAGATAGTGTTAGAACAACAACAGCACTACCAGTTGTAACCTTATTAGGGTCTAGGTCTGATACTTCTGGAGTGCTTTATGACGCTATCTATAACGATGTTCTAGTAATGGGAGGCCAAGCATAATGAGTACAATCAAAGTAGGTACACTCCTAGCGGCTGACGGCAGCACAACAACTCAGCCAAGTATCCCAGCATTAGAAACTCGTATGGCAAAGGCTTGGGTGAACTATGACCAGAAAGATACGGTTCAAGTGAGAAGTTCATATGGCGTGAGCAGTGTTACAGATTTTAGCACTGGAATACATTTAGTAAATTTCAGCACTGCTATGGCAAATGCCAATTATGCAGTGTCGGTAACTATGAATGGAAGTGGCACAACAGCAGCAGGTTTCGCCATGAATGAGCAGAACAATAACACCACTGGTTTGGCAAGAAATGTTATATATGCAAGTGGTTCTTTGGTTGACGCAGACTGTATTCACACAATCGTATTTGGAAATTAAAGGAACAAACAAATGGCATCAACGATAAGAGGAAGTGACAACTTTGATACAGTTGGTAGTTCTAACACTAGCACTAGGCTGGCAAAGGCTTGGGTGAACTTCAATGGTGTAGGTAGTGTGGCTATTAGAAATAGTTTTAACGTCAGCAGTATCACCGATACTAATACGGGTAACTTTTTTATTAACCTAGCCAATAATGTTGCTCAACCAGATTATTCAGTAGTAGCTTCAAACAATTATGTAGCTGCCCCTTATTACACTAATAGAATTTTAGATGTAGGTGTTACGGGATTTCGTTTGTATCTTATTAGACCATTATCTGGTCATGCAGATACGTCTATAAATACAGCAGTAATATTTACCTCATAAACTAAGGAACAAACAAATGAAAATTATATATCAAGAAGCAGACGGAAATGTTTGCGTAATTACACCAGCAGCTAACTGCACACTTAGTGACGCAGAGACAGCCGCTAAAGATGTACCAACGGGTTTGGCTTACAAGATTGTAGCTGACGATGTTGTACCCTCAGACCGAACTTTCCGCAATGCGTGGATAGTTGATGCAGATACTTTAACAGATGGAGTAGGCGAATGATTACTGTAGACATGACCAAGGCAAAGGTAATTGCCCACGATGCTCGTAGAGTTTCACGTAATAAACAGTTTGCACCCTTAGACATTAAGGCCACCATCCCTGCTGAATCTACAGCAGCAGAAGCAGCAAGGGCAGTCATCCGTACCAACGATGCAGCACTTCAAGTAAGTATGGATGCAGCCTCAGATGCAGCAGCACTAAAGGCTTTGATGCCAGCAGGAGAATAATCTATGAGCAAGGCAAGAAAAGCTATCGTTTAATGTGGTCCACAGTCGGTGAGGTTTACGCGGTTATGATTCAGCCCGCCCCGGTGGGCCAAGTTGTCGTGGCCGAACCGCAAACCGACCAGGGGCAAAATAATGAGCGATTTGCAGTTCGGAAAATAAACGGGGTCCTGGCGTATGAAAACCGGGGTCCTATTTCGACACTTTATTGGGTGGCCAAACGATGATGGGTTATTTTAATGCTTCTTGAAATGGCCGCTTGTTCAGCGGCTTACTCCACCATAAAGCAATTCGTGGGCAGTGGACGGGAATTGATAGACTGTTCAGCGGCCGTTATTTCATATTTTGACAATAAAAGCGCCCTGGCAAAAAGGGTCGAAAATTCTACGGGTCCAAAAAATGAACTAGAAGAATTTTTGGCACTAGAAAAAATCAAAGCGCAAGAAGCCGAATTAAAAACATTTATGATTTATTGTGGCCGGGGTGGTATGTGGAACGATTGGCAAGCATTCCAAGCGCGAGCCGCCAGGGCCAGAAAAGAAGCAATAAAAGAACAAGCGCGAGAAAATTATCGACGCAAAGAACAGTTAAACGAAAATATTAATTTAGGCATCAAAGTGATGGGTATTTTGTTAATTATTATGGCGTCATTATTCGGCGTCGCTTTATATTTGAGGCCCTATTAAATGGAAAACAGACAGCCACTATCCGACGATGAAATTGAGCAAATTGCATCCAGGGCGAGTGAGATTGCATACGCCAGGTTTTATCAAAAGGTGGGCGAAAGCGTCGTGCGAAAAGGTTTATTTATCCTGGGCGCAGGGGCAGCCGCAATCTGGTTTTACTTGAATGGAGATGTTTAAAAATGACAATGATTATTGAAATGTTGCGAAAGCACGAAGGTGTAGAGACACACGCGTATAAATGCACGGCCGAAAAGATCACCATAGGAGTGGGGCGGAATATTGACCCGGCGGGTGGGCTTGGTTTATCCGATTCTGAAATTGATTTTTTATTATCCAACGATGTTGCCAGGGTAAAAAAGGAATTAATTATTAGTTTCCCCTGGTTCGCAGAATTGGACGAAGTGCGAAAAGATGCAATGATTAATATCTGTTTTCAACTAGGATTGCCCAGGTTAAAGAAATTTAAAATGAGCCTGGCGCATATGAAAAATGGTGATTATGATTTGGCCGCCGATGAATTTTTGATGAGCAATTGGGCAAACCAAACACCCGCCAGGGCGAAAGATATTGCAGGCATGATTCGATCAGGAGATTATTAAATGTTTGGATTAATCAAAACGCTGGTCGGAGTCGGTGGTACTTTTCTCCAGGGGAAAATGGATAATAAAAAAGCGGAGATCGAGGGGCGAAATAATGCCATCCAGGAGAAGCTAAAACAGTCGGGCACTTGGGACGAAATACATGCCAAAAACAGTGGCGAAAGTTGGAAAGATGAATGGTTTACTTTGCTGTTTTCAATCCCCCTGGTACTCGCTTTTATACCGTCAGCGGTGCCATTTGTGGAGCAGGGTTTTAGGGTTTTGGACATGATGCCCGATTGGTATAAGCAAGCCCTGGCGGTCCTGGTTGCGGCGTCTGTTGGTTATCAAAAGCTAACACAGTTATTCACCAAAAAAGCGGGTGGAAAATAATTAAATTAATTATCTATTGACTAGCGGCGGGGCCATCTTTACAATGCCGTGGCAGTAACAAGCACCACTTGGCAGGGTTGCAAAACTCATTGCTAAGTTGTTGATTATATTGCTATGCTTTGCTAACAAATGCTAAGTATAACCGCTATTGATTGTCTTGATAATATCATTTTAATCAATGACTTAGGACATAGAAGGTCCATGCCTTCTAAGCCGTAGGTCGCGGGTTCGAATCCTGCAGGGCGTGCCAATAAATGCCTATATATCAAGACCTTAGCGGGTCTTTTTTTATGCCTGTAATTTGGGTTGCAAAAAGATTGCAAAAAGATTGCAAAACTATAGGCAAAAAAAAGGCCACTTAATAAAGCAGCCCTGGCGTTTTCGCCATGTTTACCCCATGAATTTAGCCAGGCTAAACCCGCCTAGGCTGGCATCAACCCAGTTTAT